GGCTGACCAACTCGTCAGACACCGCCCGCACCACCTGCGCGCGGTTTTTTACCTCGACCGACACAGGCACGGCACGCTCTGAAGCATCAAAGCCCGGAATATACGTTTGGTCGGGCGTACCGCGCTGGAAAAAGCCGACCACGCCCTTAAAATTAAAAGACCCGTCAGGATTCTGAACGGGCGTATCGTCAAAGTACACAGACTTCCACGGCTTATCGTTGCCATTGGCGAAACCCCTGATTTCGCCCTCACAAATCGCATCGATAATCCGCAAAGACTGCGCCGAATTCAACGTATTCGGAGCTTCATACGGCGTAGAAGCGCCGCCACCTGATTTACCGCCCATTCCAAAATCCTCAATCTACCGTATAAACCGCCTCGTAATTCATCGCGCGGACGGAGTCGTTTTCAAAATCCGTATTGTATTTCTGACCGTTCGGCGCAGTCGCCGCAACGCCAGTGACAAAAGTTTTCTTCATGCCCAACGTCAAATCCACCGCCATCGGGTCAGAATTGCCATTAGGATTTTTAATTTTCGCCGCATCAAAAACCATACGGACGACGCTGTTACCATTTGCCGCCGTACTGTTGCCCTCAATCCGTCGAGATTCGATACCCTGCGACACCACGCGGCTGCCGCAATAAATCCGACCATACGCAAGCGGCATCGACTGCCCCTGCGCCGCCGTATTGCTCAAATTCGAAAACGAACTGTTCCGGCTGCTTTCCACACCCTTGCCCGTTTCAAATTTCGGCGGCTTCGTCAGCATTTGCGCCACGCCGCCCGCAACCATACCGACACCCGCAACAACAAGGCTCGCACCGCCCGACCAACTCGTCAGCGCACCGACAACAATCAGCACCACGCCCAAGACCGTCTGAATGATTCCGCCATTTTTGCCCGCACCCTGAACGCGCGGCACAATATGCAGCACACCCTCGGCAGGCTGACCGAAGCCGCTTTTCAATTCGCCCTCAGACCAATCGCGCCGCCCGAAACGCACCTGATAAAACCCCTGCCGAAGCTTTTGCCGCAACGCAGGAATCTGCACCGTCAGCGCGTGAACAGCCTCAGCAGGGCTGGCAACCTGCAAATCAAAACGGCGGCCGCATTCGCGCAAACCGCCGTACAAACACACCGTAATCATAAATCCACCGAATGCAGCAAATCATTTTCGACCGCCTGCAACATCTCAGGCTCAAAGCCCGGAAACCGCCAAACACTATGCACACGCTCAGACCACCACTGATTAAACGGCTCGCGCCGGCTCAACTGGTTGTAAGCATGATGCAGGATTTGACCGTCGCCCAAATACAGCGCCGCATGGTTCGCATGACCGCCATAGCTCGTCAAAACCACATCCCCGCCGCGCAGGTCGTCTGAAACACGGACAAAACCGCAACGTTCCAAATGCTTTTCCCAAAAATCCTGCGCCGCGTCATCGTCCATATCGCCGCGCTTATGGTCGGGAAACTCCACGCCCATCAACATAAACGCATCACGAATCAACGTCCCGCAATCCGCCTTTCCGTATTCAAACACACGACCGCGCAAATGCGGGCAACAGCGGAACTGCTTCAGACGACCGTCAACTGCCAAAATCCACGGCAAATCCGTCTGAATCTGCATTTGGCGGTCAGCACCCGACAAGAATGGCTCACCGTTTGGATGGGAGTGGACAACCGCGACGATTTCGCCTTTTGATTCTGCCAGTTGCCAAACCTTTGGAGAAATTTCAAAAGTTTCAGCAGGATTTTCCGCAATATTCGGCAACATCCACAAGTCACGACCGCGTTCATATTCATCAACAATCAACGCAGCGAACTCATTAGGCGAATGCATCCACGCCCAAAACTTAATCAGCGTTTGAATCTGCTTAGAAATCTCAATCATGCCCCACCCACCTTATCCGCACTCGGAAACCCGCCGAACGGCAACACCGCTGTCGCTCCGAACCGCGCCCGACAGCCCGTCAACGTCCCGCTGCAAGCATCCTTTTTAATATCATCCGTCGGCATATCCAAACGGTCGGCAACCGCCCGCCCCGCATAACCGCAGCCCTCGCCGCGATACTGCCAAATGCAGGTATTCGCCATCATGATCCGCGACGGGATGACCGAGCCGTCCGACTCAGACGGCGCAGCAAGCTCAAAGACCGCCCGTTCCGCCGTCAGGCTCGTCATCTGCTCAATGACGTACTTCCCGATAATTTCCTGATTCGGGTCGGCGGTCGGATTGCCGTCTTTAAAGTTCGCCGCATCCAAAAACTTCGCATACGTCAGACGGCGGACGACATCCACCCCGACCAATTGGTTATACTGGTCAGCCGCCCCGGTCACAAACCCAAGCAGGTTTGAAACCGTCAGCGTCGGACGGTTGCCAGCACCCTGCGAAGTCGTTTCAAAGCCTTCCGCAGAAATAGGGTAGGGCGTATATTCCTGCCCCTTCCAAACGACCGCCTGATTCAGTTCGTTGACCTGATTGCAGAAACGGAAGACCTCCCCGCCCAAAGCGCGGAAATCCACTTCCCACATCTCAACCAACACATCCTGCTGCGCCGCCGACAACGCCTTGAGCATCGTTCCCGACAACGCCTTCATCCGCGCATTCATGCCATGACCTCCTCAAATTCCGCCGAAAGCTCATACACCTTTCCACCCTTCGGCGTTTCCGTGTATTCCGACACCTTGACCAACAGCCGCTCCCGACCAATAGGCGTCCAGAAAAACGGCTCCACCCCGCCGCAGGAATCAAAAAAGCCCTTGATTTCCTCAATCAAAGGCTTCATTCCCACAATACGGATTTGCCAAGTCTGCATTTTCGGCTTCAGCGTCAATTTCTGCCGCTGCTCATACCCATTGCCGAACTTGACCGAGCGCACATTAAACGAATGTTTCGCCGTACTTTCAGACGTAACCTGCCATTTAAAAACCTTAGCCATAAAACCTCTTAGACCGAATCAACGGCTGCCGTGATAACGACCGCCGACCCGCGCCACATTATTGACATACCAATTTTCAATCATCGCAGGCAGAGCCGCGCCCAATTGCTTCGCCATTTCCACATCCCCGTCAACCGACGAATCAGACGACCCGTCACGGTTAATCGTAATGTTTACCGTCATGCCGCCCGTTCCGCCGCCCAAAGCAGCGACCTGCGGCGCAACGCCGACCACCCCGCCCGAAGCGTAGCGGTTTTTATTAATAGCCTCCAGCAAAGCACGATGACGGCGCGTGGACGCCGCATTGATGACAAACTCGCCATTAGACAACATAGCAGGGATACTGTCGCTCGTCGCCGTACCCGCGCCCCACACCGCGCCGCCGTTTGAAAACTGCTGCACCATGCCGCCGTCTTTGAAGCCGCCGCCGCCCCAAGCACTCAGCGCCGCCTTCATCGCGTTGAACAACGCCATCTTAATCAGCATTTTCGACAAGTCTTGCAGGATAGACACAGCCAACCCGCGAAAATCAGCCTTACCCGTCGCCACAAAATCCGCCAACGAATCCGACATCTTACCGAGCGACCCCGTCACAGCATCAGACATATTCTCGCGCATCGACTTGAACGAATCCGAATAATTCTTCATGCCGTCCGAAATGCCCGCCAGCCAATCGTTACCGAAAGCCTCCTTGGTTTCCTTCGCCAAGCGCAACTGCTCTTGCAGACGACCGTCATTATCCAGCTTCGCCGTTTGCAGCCCGCCGATAACATCCGCGCCCGCGCCCGCCGCATTTGCTTCCGCGATCAGCTTGTCGTATTTGCGCGCCGCAGTCAGTCGTTCAACCTCCTCACGCGTCTTGCCCAGCAGCGACAACTCAAACAACTGGTCGTCGAAATCACGCTGACTCGCCGCCTCAAGTTCCCGCAGCGCATCCGCGTATTTCTTCGCCTCTCTCGTCAACTCAGCCTGATTGTCAGCCTTGACCGCCAAATCCATAGCTGCCTGACGTTCAGACGCCGACCATTTTTCAAAGGTCGGGTCAGACAGCAACCGAAGCTGCTCCGCATAAATCTTATTCACATTAGCAGCGGACAAAGAAAGCTCCGCGTTTACCGCAAGTTGCCGTTTGGAAAAATCCTGTTGCCACTTTTGGTAATCCGTAAGCTCAGGTTTCGTCTGTCTTGCCTCGGCAAACAAACCCGAACGCGCCATCGCCTTAGCCTGACCGTCCACGCCGCCAGCGAAACGAGCCGACGCCGCCTGAGACCGCCAGTTAAAATGCCAATGGTCGGCGGTTGCCTTCGTGCCGTTCTTATTGACCTGACCGCCGACTTCAAATTTCACATTAAAGTCTTTGCCGTCTTTGAAGCCTAAAGATTCAAAATACTGCTTAATTTGGCGGGCAACCTTCGCCTTGTCCTCAGACTTCAGCGACAGATTCGGCGTCATATCAAACGCCAAGCCCTTATTGTGAAAACTGTTTTTCCCAACGTGGTATCTATCGTTTACCGCCCCGAAACGGACAAGGTTATTACCCAAAAGCTGCTGCATCGCGTGCATGGCAGCATAAGTCCCGCCAGCAGCACGACCCGCATTCTCCGCACCCGGCTTAATCCGAAGACCTGCCGACGTAGTCGGAAACAGATTCCTATCAACAGCACTGCGCCCGGATTTGCTTTTCTTCGCACCACGAGCCGCCTCAGCCGCCAATTCCTCTTTGTGCTGCTGACGCAACCGAGCAAGCGTCTTTTCCGCATCGGCAATCTGCTGTTGACTGCCATGCTTTTTAAGCGTATTAAGCTTTTCCTGCCATTGCTGCTCTTCGCGCGCAAATTTTTCAGCCTTGCTCTGAGTCTGCTCCTTCAGACGGTCGAAATCAGCGACATATCTGACCGAATCAGCCTGTTCTTTTCGGATAGCTTCGCGTTGCTTTACCGCCTCATCGCGCATCTTGATTTGTTTTTCCAACAAATCAATTTCGCGCTTCGCCGCATCAACCTGCGGCTGCGTGTATGGATTCTCAGGAATTTGTTGCAAAAACAGCCGTTTTTCAGCCAACCGGCTTTCCAGCGTAGCTTCTCGCCCGATGGACTTCATGTCCTCCCAAGCTTCCGACGCCGCCTTCTTAACCGCATTCCAGCCGCGCTCAATCGCGCCCAGATTCTCCAAAACGCGCTCAGACATCTGCTGAGATTCGTCCGCGAACTTACCCTGCACCAAAGCCACAGCTTCCTGCTGCCTGCCCTGCTCAATCAAAGCCCGCGCCTGCTCATAGACATCCGCATTCAGCGTCTGATAAACGCGCGAAAACTTGACGACGGCCTTCAACGG